AGCGGCTTGCAGTGGGCGCGGATCCGTTCGATGAGCCGGACGCGCCGCGGCTGAAAGAATTCTGGCTGGGCATCTTCCCAGATGTCGGCAAAGACCATGAGCAGGATTACACGCTGATTGCGAAGGAGGAGTGATGGCGATTTACCGCGGCTGCACGCTGCTGCTGAACGGTTTTCAGCTGTCAGATGTGGTGGCCTACACCCCGCCGGCGCTGCGCATCACAAAAAAGCTGTTCCGTGCCGGCAACATGAACGCCCCGGTTCCGGTGGATACGGGCACGGAGGAACTGACGGCGACCTACAAAGTGCCGGGTATGGATCACTCCGCCTTTCTGCTGTTCGGCGCGGTACCGGGTGTAAAGGCGCGCCTGACCATCCGGCGGGCTTACCGTGGCGTGATGGATGGCGTGACCTTCCTCGAGGAGCAGGTGGAAGGCTTTATCAGCGATATAAGCAGCGACGAACACGGGGCAGATAACCGTTCAGACGTCGGGCAGGTGATGACGGTCTCTGCCAGCTACTACAGCGTGCTGGCCAACGGGCTGATCCCGTTGCTGGAGATTAACCCGTTGCTGGGCGTGCGCCGCATCGCCGGTATTAATGCGCTGAGCCTGTCAGATAACGTGGTGTCGGATTTAAGGAGCCTTACCGGTGAGTTTTAACCCCTTATCCGTCATTTCCGCTAATGTGCGAGAACAGGCGGAAAACTGGCTGGAAGAGCTGCCACCGCTGATGATGTGGGGCAGCTTTATTTTTTCCCTCAGCACGCTGGCCTATCAGCGCCTGACGGTGCAGGAGGGCTGGAACTGGGCCGCGCAGCCGCGTATCGGGGAAACCGAACGCCTGCAGTACACCGGCAAAAAAGCGCCCGTCATTCAGTTTGAGGGGGAAATTTATGCCGCGCTGGTGAACGATTCGCTGCTGACCAGCGCCCTTGAATCCTGGGGTTTGTTTTCATCCTCAGGCGTGGATCCGGTGGAGCAGCTGCGCATGCAGGCGAACACGCATATGCCATACATGCTGGTCACCGGCACTGGTCGGGTGATGGGATACTGGGCGCTGACGCAACTCAGCCAGGTAATGGACACCTTCGGCCTGAACGGACAGCACACTCACCAGACGGTTTCCCTTTCGCTGCAGTATTACGGCGCCACGCTTGCAGGCGCGACAGAAGACCTTTCCGCCCTGAAAACGCAGACGAAAAGCGAAAAAATCAGCGGTGCGTATAACAGCATGAAAGATTTTCTGGAGCCGTACTTATGAGCATGGATTACACGCTGGCAGAAATGTGGCGGCGAATGAACAACATGATCAGGCGCGGCACCGTGCACAGTGTGCAGCTGAAGCCACCGCGCGTGCGGGTGTCGTTCGGTACTGATCCGGTGAACAACACGGAACATGTTACTGCCTGGCTGCCGTGGTACACCCGCGCAGATACCGGGGTGCAGTCCTGGAGCGTGCCGGCAGTCGGTTGTCCCGCCACGGTACTGAGCGAGGGCGGTGACCTGAGAAACGGCGTGGTGCTGGTCGGGCTTATCACCGATGACCAGACGCCTGCCGGGGAAAGCGGGGGTGAGTACGTGACGCGCTACGGCAACGGCGCAGGTGTCTCATACAGCACCACCGAAAACGCGATGGCCATCAGTCTGCCTGCCGGAGGAAAGCTGTCTGTTGTCTCACCGGGAGGCGTCCATATTGAGGGGGATGTAAATATCAATGGCGGGCTGACGGCCACGACCGTATCGGATGAAAAAGGCAGCATGCAGGAAATACGCGATATCTATAACGGGCATGAACACCCGAACGGCCATGAGGGAAACCAGACCGGTGAACCAAATCCGAATATGTAATTACTATTGTGCGCCTCCATCATCCTTCATCTTGAAATAACGTCTGCGGTACTGGCTGGGCGGGACCCCATATCGATCTTTGAAGCGCTTGGTAAGCTCTGAAAGAGTTGCGTAATTACAGTTAAAAGCAATACTCCCTATGGATTTACCAGAATTTTCTAGTTCTTTTTCAATGTATGCAAAGTGTTCGTTTTTAATAATGTCCTTAATGCTGTGCCCATAATATTTTTTGAAAAGCCGTCCCATGTATGCAACAGAGTACCCGCTGCGTTCGCATACTTTGATGACGTTGAGTTTAGAATTCCAGGCATTTAATTTTATGTACTTCGTGACATCTTCAATGATTAGCTTGTGAAAGTGTTCAGTCTCTTTTTTCAACATCATCTTCTCCCTCTGAAATGATATTAACCTCAGGTTGTATGGGGGAGTGTTATTAAATACTGATAGTTGTTTCAATCTGCGTCGAATGTGAATTTTTTGGCTTCAACTTTAAAAAAACTTTGAACAAACTGGCTGTTTTTATCATAAGTAAGGAATTTGTATGCGAGGCATGAACCGAAATACCGGTGCCGCGCTGTCTGATACGGCGCATATCCGCCAGTCCGTTCAGGACATTCTGTCCACCCCCACCGGCACGCGGGTGATGCTGCCGGAATATGGCAGCGATTTACCTGCACTGGTTGACGCCCCGGATGATGCGCTGACACAAATCCGCGCAGTGATGGCCACCGCGGTGGCACTGGAAAAATGGGAGCCGCGGATCACCGTGCAGTCCGTGACGGCCAGCCGGACGGGAGCCGGGCGGATCGTCGTTGATCTGGCGGCCACTGATACCGAAACGCAAAAACTTATCCGACTGGAGGGGCTGACGGTTTGAATACCATTGACCTGAGCCAGCTGCCGCCACCGGCGGTGCTGGAAATGCCGCTCTTTAAAGAGCAGAAGGCACTGCGGCTGGCAGAACTGCAGGGCCTTGACAGCACGTTTAACGCGCTGCTGGAAAGCGATCCGGCCATGAAGCTGCTGGAAATACTGGTTTACCGGGAAATGGTCAATATTGCCCGGTTCAACAGTGGTGTGCTGGCGACACTTCTGGCCTATGCGAAAGGGGATGACCTTGATCAAATCGGCGCGAATTTCGATGTGGCGCGCCAGGTGGTGACCCCAGCCGATGACAGCACCATCCCGCCCACAGAAGCGGTGATGGAAGATGATGAAAGCTACCGGCAGCGTATCCGCCTCTCATGGTATGCACGCAATACCGCCGGTGCCCGCGAGGCGTATGAATACTATGCACGCGGTGTGGGGAGTATCGTGCTCGATGCGCATGCCTACGGCCCGCCGGACACCGAACCGGGATACGTGGATGTGTATGTGCTCTCCGCTGAGGGAGACGGTACACCCTCCGCTGACCTGATGGCGGCGGTTAATGACGCGCTGAGTCCTGAGGATGTCCGACCGCTGACGGATTTTGTCACCGTGAAAGCCCCCGACATTATCCGCTACAGCGTGGATGCCACCCTGGTTATCAGCACCGGTCCGGATACCGACGCGGTGGTGACAGCAGCAAAGGAGGCGCTGGCCAGCTATACCGCCGGCGTACACAAAATTGAAACGGACGTGTCGATCGCCGGTATTTATGCCGCGCTGAAACAGGCAGGTGTGGATGACGTGATTCTCCGGTCACCGACCGCGACAATACCGATCAGCGTCGGGCAGGCCTCATGGTGCGAAAGCGTCACTCTGACCACGCAGGAGCCGGACTGATGACCGTTAAGTCACTGCTGCCACCCAACTCCACCGCGGCGGAACGGGCGCTTGAGCAGGTGATGGCCCACACCGGCGATCTGCCCCTCGATATCCGCAGCATAAAAAATCCTGACACCTGTCCGGCGGTGCTGCTTCCCTGGCTTGCGTGGGAATATGCGATCACCTGGTGGGATGAAAGCTGGACCGAAGCGCAAAAGCGCAGCGTGATAAAAAACGCCGCTGCCGTAAATAAACGTCGGGGAACCGTGGGAGCCGTAAGGCGTGCGCTGGCTGCCGTTGATTATCCCTGTGATGTGATCGAGTGGTTCAGGGACACGCCCCCGGCTGAGCCCTACACGTTCCGGGTGGAAATTCACGGAAACAGTATTTCAGAGGCCACGCTGGCAAAACTGACCTCGCAGGTGAACGATGCCAAAAACGCCCGCAGCCTGCTGTCAGGGATCAGCATTACCGAGCAGGTGATCACC